CATCAGAACCCAAGTATTCAGCAATACTTGTTTGCATACCAGTACCAGTTGTAACAGAGTTAGCAGCATTAACAGCACCTTGTGTGTTAGCTGTTGTGTCTGTTGCTGTGTTACCAACGAAACCGTATTGGTTGAACAATGATGTATTACCAGAGAAGATTGTGTTAGCTTCGTTATAGAAAGCTTCAGAACCTTGTTGACCTGAGTAACGAGCACGCATTGCAAAGATTAGACCAGTAGGTCCAGTCATTGGTTGAACGCCTGCAACATCATAAGCAATCAAGTTAGGCAATGAACGGCGAACCAAACTGATTAAGATTGGGTCAAAATTGCTGATACCAGAACCTGTAACGTTAGTTGGACCAGGATCAGATGCAGTCTCGTTCAATGCCAAGCGGTCTTGACGCATTGCTTGGTGTTGGTTTTCCAAAACAAGAGCAGTAACACTTCTCTTGTATGGGTCTGTAATGGCTTCTAGTTCTGGATGTTCCAAAACTGGAGCCCATTTCTTTTGTAGCTCTTCTGTCATAAACATGTGATTTTCTCCTTAATTGAAATCTTTTTATTTATTGTTTTTTGGATTCTTATTTCTTATTAAGAATGCCTACAACTTGTTCCATCAAAGGGTCAGCAGAACGTGTTGTTCTCTTTTCTTCTTCGATTTGAACTTCGTCATCCAAAGCAGAATTGTCTGCAACCTTTACGTCAGTTCTAAAATATGATTCTTTTAGAGTTGACAACTTTGCCGCAAATTCTTCCTCAGTAGTAAACTCTACACCCTCTGCGAGTGATTTCAATTTTTCTACTTGAGTCTGCGATAGGCCTTCACACGCTGTGTAGATTGCCTCAATTTTTCTTTGTTCATTTAATTCTTTTGACAAGTCAATGTTTGTATTGATTTGTTCGTTGAGTTGTGCTTCCAATTCGGCAACTTTTTCTGCCATTTCGTTAACAACATCTACTTTGTCTTCAGGAATATCAATGTAGTGTTCAACGAATAGGTTACGCAAACCATCGATAAAGTCTTCTGTGATTTCAGCACGTAGACCAACATCGATTGCCAATTCGTTTTCTTTCATGTATTCTTCAGCAATGTAGTTCAAATAGTCATCAACTTTGGATGCCAAATCTTCTTTAACTTGTTCTACTGCAACTTCAAACTGTTCAACCAAATCAGCTTCAACTTGTTCTGCGATTTGTTCGATGCGTGAATTTACTGCAGCTTCAAAAATTGTAGTTGCTTTTTGTGCAAACTCTTCTGATAGATTCTCACCTTGCAACAATGCACGAATGTCATCTGACATATCAAACGATTCGTTGTGACCCATAGACTGTGAACCAGCTGTGTGTGAACCATCATAGTGTTGGAATGTAGCACCTTTGTTCATACCAAATGTATTTTTTGGCAATGTTTCTGCTTGACGGTCACGAATCTTTTCGTATTGATTACCATTCATTTGGTCAGGATGCATAACATCTTTGCGACCCATGGTTTGTTGTGGTTGGCCAGAATATGTTTTGAAACCTACGCCATTTTTCTCTGAACCAACAGGTGGTGTTGCACCTGGAGGAACTGCTGATGGAGTACCTTTTAGGTAATCTGGCAAGCTATCGTCCATTTCCTCAGGTGAATGACCGATAACACCTGCATCATGTTGGCCATAGGCTACTGATGCTTGTAATTTATCGTCACCAACTTCACCTTTTTTGTGTGCGTCTTGGCCACGTTGACCTCTTTTAGCAGCAATGTTTGCATCGAAAGTTTCTTTAGAACCTTCCAATACTGCACTAGCGGCTTCAGACAGTTTAAATCCTTTTGTTGTCATTTAAAAATCTCCTTGATTTTGTATTTGGTATTTATTGCTTATAGTTTTTTCATGAAGTTTTCAAATATGCGAAGACTTACTGCTTCGATGTCCGCACGACTGGCACTTTTGATTTCTCTAATTGCCTGTGCGTGTTCTACTTCAGTCCAAACACCATTGACCAACATCCATTCTTTTCCTTCCATAATGCCTTGAACAAAAGCTCCAGGCGCAGAAGGGTCTGCTACAATATCCGCCGCTGTGGCCAGATAAAAGTCGGGCTGTACAACATTAACACCGTTAACATTTTTTAATGAGCCCATACCCCTTGAAGAAACACCTAATTGTGCACCACCTTCAATCAACTGGCGTGCAATACTTCCCATTGGCGTTTCTAATATCTTTGCTTTACCTATCCATTGTGTGCCATCTTCACGCAAACCAACAATCATATGTGATACACGGTCTAGATTAATTGTAGGAGAATCTGGATGTCCTAATTCACCAAATGCACGGTTTTTATTTATATATTCTTCCGTATAACGATGTACTTCTTTTCTCATCGTGTTATATTCATATAGACGGCCATTCTTGTTTTTCTTTTCGGCAACCAAGAAAGGACCTTCAATGAACAAAGATTTTTTACCGTCTTTATCTTCAGTAAGGTAGTTTACTGTTTCGTATATTTCTTTAATTAATTTCATGGTGTTACTCCATAGGGAGGATAGTTGAATGCGGCAGGATCATTGAACTGGCCACGTTGATAGTATTGATTTTCTTTACGCAATTCAATAATTAAAGTATATGCACAGTTAGCAGTAAGACCAACAGTCGTAACACCAATATCACCTGTTGCATTTGGTGCATTGTTTTTAATTGATACCATGCCTTGGTCTTCAGAGTATTCACCGCAAAGATCCATATTCATGATTGGAACACTTTGTGCTGTGTTTGCAGCAGTCCATGATAACTCAACATAACCTTTTTGTTGCGATGCAATGTTATAACCAATTCTTGTAACAGTTAAACCATAATAAGACAATGGTGTTCCATTTGGCAAAACGTTATTGTTACTTGTCAATGCACCATACAATGTATTGGCTTGAATCCTGTAGTTGTTTGTTTCTTGTCCTGTTCCATCAAAATTGGCAGTCAACTTGATGACTGCTTTTTCTGTTGTGTCTCTTAGGACTTGATAAGTATAAATGTTTGCCATGTTTGTTCCTAATTTTACGGTGTAAGTTTGTATGCACCATAGTTGAATGCAGCTGGATCTTGGAACTGGCCACGAGCATACATTGAGTTGTTTTTACGCAAAGTAACAATCAATGTGTATGCAGAATTTGATGTTGCACCCGTTGTTTGTATACCAATATCACCATTGCCATTAACTGAATTATTTGTAATAGAAGGCAATTGTTCGCCTAATCCAAACTCACCTTGTAGATTCAAATGGAAGATTGTTGCAGAATTGGCGTATTGAGCTGCAGCAGTTGCACCACCACCATTCCAATAAATCTCTACACCACCAACGTTTGTTGTTGGAAAGTTAACATAGTATTTTAATCCTGTTAACTGTAGGTCATAATATGAAAGAGCGGTGTTGCTTAGACTTTGTGAAGAACGCAATTGAGCACCATTTGCATCCAAGGCAAAAGTCAAAGTATTAGCCTGAATACGAGACCCATTGGCTTCTTGGCCAGAGCCATCAAACGCACCTGTAATCTTAATCACAGAATCTGTTTGTGTATCTCTCAATACTTGGTATGTAAATTTATTTGCCATGATTGCCTTTTGTCAATGCCATTAAGTATTTATAATTAATTAATAAGCTTCTTTTTTCATCTTTTTCTTCATCATCATCTTGTGCTTCATTTCATCTTCTTCCTCTTCTTCATTCATACCATATTCAAATTCTTCAAATTTTCCACCTTTTGCTTTTAATTTGCTATGAGCTTTTTGTAAGTGGGATACTTTCTTTTGTTTTTCCGCTGGACTCATTGTAGCTGCATTTTGTTTGAATTTAGATACACCTTTGTGTAAGTAAGAATTCAAAGAATCTTTAGACAATTCATCCAATTGTTCTTCATCCAATTCTTCATGCATACCATATTCAAATTCTTCAAATTTTCCGCCTTTTGCTTTTAATTTGCTGTGAGCTTTTTGTAAGTGAGCTACTTTTTTTTGTTTTTCTGCTGAACTCATAAAAGGTGCATTTTGTTTGAATTTAGATACGCCTTTATGTAAATAAGAATTCAAAGAATCTTTAGACAATTCATCCAATTGTTCTTCATCCAATTCTTCAACTTCTTCTTTTTTCATATGCCATTTTTCTTCTTCTTTTTTCATGGCTTTATGTTTTGTTTCTTCTTCTTGTGTTACCAAACCTTGAGCAATCTCTTGCTTCTTGGCTTCAATGTGTGCAGTAACACGGTCATGAATTGCAGAATATAACGCTGCTCTAAAGTTTACAGCATCATCTTGTGCTGCATAATCGATTAAGTCTCTTGGGTTCATGAAAGTCTCCTTATAGTGCTATTACTTTTTTTATCACGCCAAAAGTTGGCTTGTAATTCTCGTCAACCTTAGAAGGATTCTTTTCCTTACTTTGGTCTAATCTCATATCTAGTTGATTTTGGTGTTCTGCGTCTTCTTGGCCAATTTGTGATACCATTTGTTGTTGTGCCACATCATTTGTAACACCAACTGGTAATCCTAAACCGGCTTCTTTTTCTTCTTCAATCTCTTCTTGCATGACTGCAATCTCATCATCATTCAAACGCAATACATTACGTTGAATCCATGCCTGTGAGAAATAACGACCTGTATATGGATCAACAGATGCCAACAATTGGAGCCTGTTAGTCATCAACTCTGCCTCTTTCAACTCGGTAAAGTTGTTGTCTTTGATGA